GTATTTTTGCCTGATTTGACTGCGAGCAGTCTGGGCGGCGGAAGCGCTTTCGCCAGGGATCTGTGCAGCTATGATCCGATCATGTGGCGCAAATTCTTCAGACCGCTTGGTCCGGCGATGCGTGTGCGCAATAGTTTTTGCAGCCGGCAAGTCAACATCGACGCTGCCACCGTTTTGCCGCCAAGCGTCGCGGAATGTCCGGTCGGCTGGAAGATCATCAGCGCTGACAATCGTGTATTCCACCCCGGCTGGAATATCCTTGGCCGCAATCTCCTCTATCGTCATCGCTGCGAGCGCTTCTGGCGACGGGATGACAATCGAGACGCCGCTATCGGTTTTGTAGACGATCCTTTGCATAACTTACCTGATGATGCTGACTGTTACGAGGGAGAAGTCGTAAATACTGCTGGTGTCCGCAATAATGGCGCGGGTCTCGATTTGCACCGCGCTCGCTGTCGGCGTCGTGGCGCGCTTGATAAGCACCGTGGGTGGCAGGTTGTAGCTTACTTCATCTTCACCAGAGATGATCGTATAAATTTCGCCTTGGCCGCCGCCTGCTATAGCATAATTCGCGTCAGTCAGGGCGCTGGTGAAGTTGATCGTATAAGTGCCTGTGCCGTTATCCGTTATACTGCTAACATTTTTGCTAGCCCGAATAGCAACGGTGCCGGTTCCGTTGAAGTTCACCCAGGCCGCAACATTGTTGGAGATGCTCAAGGTTTGGAACGACGGCGCAGTATTACTGCCGGTTGATGTCAAGACCTGCCCGGATGTTGAACCGGCTGCGCTTATCTTGGCAACTGTCACCGCAGCGTTGGCAATACCGCCCGTCGCGAGTTGCTCGAACGCAGCCAATGCCGTGCCGTTCGAAACCAACGGGTATGTGTCGGTTCCAGCAGATACAACGGTTGGGACGCCGCTTGCGTCATAGGCGACCAACTTGCCGGCGTTGCCCGCTACCGTTGCCAACTTGGCAACCGTGACCGCGCCATTGTTTATCTTGGCCGTCGTCACCGCGCTATCATTCAGCGTTACCGCAAAATTGTTGGCGGTCGCATCGACCGTGCCGATGGCGATATCGTCAGAGCCGTCATAAATTTTAAGCGACCACGGGGCAGCCGTGGTATCGATCCAGAGCGTGCCGGCTACCGCATAGCTAGGTCGGGACGTGCCGCTGTGCAACGAATGCAGCGCCGTCCGCCATGAGTTTAGGTCGCTGGCCAGGGCTGTCCCAGACTTGGTCGATGGATCTATTGTCCCGAAATCATACTGGCTCATGCTTTTTCCCGTCCATAGCCATAGGCTTGATAGTCAAATGTCCGGCTTATGATGCTGCTACTACTATCACGGAACGTGATCGCGAAGCCAGACCTAGATTTGCTGCTGATCGTATAGTAGTCGCCAGTTGCCATGTCTTGCGGCATGATCGTGACTGATTTGAGGGCGTAAAACTGTGGCGCGAACGTCACGCTGTAGGCTGACGTACCAGAGGATATGTCCTCTGCGCTGACGATCAGATCCTCTAGCTGCATAGCGACCGAAGCCGCCTCTAGCGTCGGGCTATAACCGCCGTCCCTTGTTTCCAATACCGCCCTGAATTTCAAATGGCGCGCGGTGTATTCCCCAACGACGAATTGCTGCCAATCGCCATAAGATGGCGAGGCGCTATCCACGGTGGAGATAGCGACTTGCATTGTCACTTGGACATCGTTTGGACTAATACCGCCATCAAGGCTTGTCACCGCTGCTAGGGTCGCCCAATCGGCTATAATGTTGCCGGGGTCAAGAATGTTGGAGCTGATGTTCGAGATAAGCCTAACGCTTGTGACCATGCCCAAGTCCGTCGCGCTCGCAAACTCATAATAACCAATCGCCTCGAAGTCACCATCCGCATCAACATCAAGTTGGATACGGCTGTCGCCATTTAGGACTGTGTCGGTATATGTGCCGCCCGTAAGCGCATCAGTATTCGTAGCTGCGGTGTAATATGTTTTCGGGTCAGACAAACCAACATTGGCATAGAGCGCGGTTTCCGAGCGAGTGCCGTTAACGTCGATGGCCTTAATGGCGTAGGTGCCGTGTCGCGACGGCACCGCATAGGAGCGAGCGTCGCGAGGGATGTTAGACGCGATGGGCGTCATCGTAGCCCAGTTTGTAACGTTTTGGCTTGAGTGGTAGCGGATTTCGTAAGCGATCACGTCAATCGGGATATCATCATACGACCAGATCACATAAGTCTGATCGCCGGTCGTGTTAACGACAAAGCTGGTCAGGGTCGTTGGCGCGGCTGTCGTTCCCAAAACCGTCTGATTGAGCGCCTCCGTCCAGCTACTGCTTGCGCCAAACCGGTCATACGCTTGCACGCCGATGTCGTATGACTCACCATTCTCAACGCCCTGGATCAGATACGCCTCAGCATCCTGTAAGAGCGGGCTGTATGAATATCCATTTTCAGTGCCTGACTCGCGCCACCTGACGCGGAAGTTCTCCGCGAGTGTGTACTGCCTGCCATCGTTAGCTGGGTCGCTGACACCGCGCCGGAAGAAAACATTGATGCCGGGGAGGATGTCGCCGAGGGCAGTCTTGGTGAGGGCGCGTTCGTCTAGCGCTACATCGGTAATCTCCGGGTTGGCCGGACCTTTCATGGAGTGAGTGTAGACGGTGCTGACCTTGCTATCGAAAACCGGAATAGACGCAGCCGCGTCGAAGATCTCCGGCGAATATGGATAGCACTCAATGGTCGCTGTCAAATTATCGCTTGGCCGGATGCTATGGATAATCAGATCAAATGTTTCCGCTCCCACCGGCCCGAACATGAACAAGTCACCTATTTCTGGCGTGTCGGTGATCGGGTCGGAATTGCTCAAAGTCACTGTCGTGTACTCGCCGACCGTGAGGACGACGGACCTCAACAGCGTTTCGCCGTCGGCAAGTCGAAAACGCATGGAGTAGTTTTTACCACTCTCCATAATAATAGCTTGGTCGAGCGTGATAACCTGGCCGCTCACGTTTGACACGCGGCCATAGCCTGTCCCCAAAAGCGGCACGTCGTGATTTAGAAGGACGCGATCACCGCGCGTTGCGACCAAACTTTCAATATCGACATCAAACGTGTGAATCTCTGGCCGCAGGCGTGTGATGGCCAAAAATTGGCGAGCGATAACATATGCTTGATCGGAGTTCTGTACGCCTGGGAGTTCCAGAGCCTCGAAGATCGACGCATTGCTGATGTTGTAGCCGTCGTCGTAGACGGTTATCTCGTCAGTGATATAGTCGCGATCTTGGTTGACAAAACGGACCCGGAAGCCATGCGGTTGTTCCGGCCACAAACGCTGGCCGGTGTAGTTCCAGGTGTTGCGAGGCGTGAAATGCTGCACAACTGTCGGCCTGTAGGTGTCGATGATGACACCCCATTTGCTATCGACGACACTGGGTGTGGCGCGGCCAGCAGATGCTATCTGGACGAGCAGATCCCAGATTGAGATGTCAAAGTCGATGACGTGGCCATAGGTAAAATTGTTGTCGTCGCAGAATTGCCACCACGTTGCCAAGGCGTCGTCATCAATACTAGAGATGCCAAGCGCTCTTTTGTTCTCGTCGGCGGTTAGAATGTAACGATATATGTCTGCCGGGTTGCGACTATAACCAGTCGTGAACCAGTTGCCGCCGCTGTACACCGGAATGCGACGCTCGACGATGGCATTAATCTGATCAAGCACACCATTGAGTTGGTCCGTGGCCCGCACTCGGATCGCTGTATAGGAGAGCCCGTCAAGCTGGATCGGGTCTTCGTTCTTGAACGACCTCAATGCCGTCCATGTTGCGTCAGCGCGGACGCTCTCAGGATTTTTCAGCTCATTACTGATCACATAACGATACCGCACCCGCACATCATACTGTCCGCGCGTAACCGTGGTGCGCCACGACCGCCGCAACGGCTTGGCCGTACGGGCGACAACATCTTCGTCGGCAAACGAAGTCCAGGTTGCCGCACCCGTTGGGCTGTATTCCGCCTGAATGTGTGTGGTAAAGTCCGTCCGCTTGCCGCTGGATGAGTATTGCGTCAAGCCTTGTGGCCAAGTGACGGTGATGCCAATCTCATCAGTTTCAATTGGCGTTGTGCGCTCCTGCCAGTCACTGTAGTTGCCCTCGTCATCTTGGTTGAAAGTGAGGGACAAATCTTCCTGCCGAACTTGGTCAGGGTACAGCGTGACGGCTGTCGCCCCGCCGTCGTTCAGCACATGCTCATACTCAACGTCGTCATAGTCGTCGATTAAAGTCTGGCCAATTTTCAACTCGGTGATCCTGCACGTCCCATAAGACCACACCACCAGGAGGCGTAAATATTGATCGTTATCAACAATTTCGGTGTAGGGTAGGCCGGCATACGGCGGAACAAACCGCGCTTTACCAAGGACGCTTGGGATGACGCCAAATGGCTGGGCTGAATTTCTCGCGCCGCTAATGTTATAGACCGTCGGCTCATCAGGGTTGCGAGCGATCTCTGGGGCTTTCGGTGCCAGTAGAAGCGATGAGATGAAACTCAGCGCGGTTGAGATCACAAGCATCGCAACATTAACGATGATTGTTGCTGTCGCCACGCTTACGCTAAGAGCGGTTGCCACGAAAGGCACAATAGCCGGCCCGTGCAAAACCGGCTTCAGATATAACGTCGTGCCCGCATTTGGGCGTATGCGGTGCAGCTTGGTCGGATCGAGCGGCTGGTCATGTATCCAGGCCTGGTAAGTCATATCGCGCGGCAAAGCGACGTTGGCTATAGCATCAGCTACAGTGCAGTCAGGCGATAGATTAAACGTGACGTTGCGCTCCGAGAACGGGCTGATGCGCGCCACAACGCGGTAAGTGGCTGGAGTGGCCGCAACTTCTTGATCTACCTTGATGACATTCATCGCCCCGGCCTTTGATAATAGCGTATCGGTCGCCATGTGTTCGGCGCACGCGACACATCCATAATAACAGACCCCGCGCCTTCCTGCACATGCAGAATTTTATTCTTGCGGCCAACGACTATCCCAATGTGGTTCTGAGTTTTTACCCCGTCTTTCATCGACCACATGTGCAAGACATCGCCGTCAACCGGATCGTCGGTCGGCTGCGTTATCATCTGGAAGTCGGTGCAATCAATTGCTTCGCCTCGATGAGCGGCGAGAAGATGATGACGATGATGCTCTAGCCTGATTCCAAAGATTTCTTGGTACACCAGAACGACAAGCCCCCAGCAATCAACGCCGTCGCGGCTCGTCCCAAGCGGCGACACCGGTAGGCCGATGTACTGAGTTGACCAATGCATCAGAATAGCGCCGGAAACAAATTTGGGGTGAAGCGATTGGGCGGGAACGGTTCCGTTAAAAAGTCCCCCAGAATTAGATCGCCCTGAATGGCCAAGGCGTCAAAGCTGATATTACGAAGCTCATAGTTTGAATACGATGCGACGACCTCGACAGGCTCGTCCTGTACAAGTTTGTCGCCGTTTTCCAGTAGCAAGAAATCTCCAGTCTCGAGCAACAAGAACTCTTCTGTTGCGGCCTGACCCGACATCAAGACGTGGAAATCGATGCGAATGCGCTCGCCGCCGCCGACCGAGCGGATCTCGTCCATGATCTCCCGCGTCACGTTTCCAACAACAAGACGCGCCTGTGGCGCACGTTCTGCATTGTCGTCGGGGAGAGTCAACGCGAATGGGAACGGCTCATAGATGTATCCGTTCGCGATCACAGGGATCGGATTATCAACAAAGTGGAAAGTGGACTCGAACTCGCTGTGAGATATATCAAGCAGTGTCAGGAAGACCTTGCTTGTTTGCTGGGCTAATATAGCCTCTTTCGCAGCCGTGGAGAGCGATCTTGCCATGTCTAAGCCGGAAGTATCTCAAGTTGAAGATCGACGCTCCAGAGCGACGCCGCGGCTCCTGGAGACCCTGTGCCGCCTCCATTGACAGCCGCGAATGCTGGAACTTCAACAAAGCGCATACTGACGACAGACCCGTCCACCGGGTCGTGCCAGTCAAATGCGTCTGATCCATATCCGAGCGTTGAGCGGTAGAACGTGTCAAACGTCTGCCGCTGCGCCTGCGTCAGCAGCATCGTCCCAGATAGATAGCGCACAGCGGCGGTGAAACGACCACGCTGCTTGTATGGGCCAGCATCCATCTGCGTGCGTAGAAATGCCTTCTGCGCGGTCTCGGTCGCTCCTAGATGCAACGCCTGCGGCAGTGTGCCAGGCCAAGTCGCCATCGCCTATCTCCTCGTCAGCCGCGTGCTAGTCTCGAACCGTTGGCCGATGGCGCGATAAATCTGTCCGCCATTTGCAATGTCAGACGTGACGGCGCGACGGATGATGACATCAATGTCTGGTCCGTTTTGCTTAGTTTCAACATCCGCTCCAGCCTGATTGATGATATTGACGTTGACGTTTGCGCCGCCGCCAGCGACGCCCAACTTGCCGTCTGGCCCGCGCGTCAATGGCATGATCGCTTCCGGGCCGGCCTCACCCATCAAACCTGCGCCTTTGGCCATTGGGAATAGTGTTGGCCGGTTAACGACACCGCCTCGGGCAAATGGCGTAATGTTGCCGCCGCTCAAAACACCGCCTAATGCAAGAGGCTGGGTAAAGCCCGGAACCGGCGCTCCGAAGACATTGCCGGTATACCCTCCTCCTCCGCCGCCCAACAAGCTGCCGAACAACGACCCAAGCAGGCTTGCAGCGGCTTTCTGAGCCATCATCCTGGCGAAGTCGGCAAGGATCGAGCCAACCATTTCTTTGAACGCTTGCGAGACGCTCTTTGTGCCGTTGACGATGCCGGTAAATGCGTTTGCGAATGCGTTCGACACTTTGTTGAGCACGGTGTCGGCAAGTTCCATAAACGATTCTTGAAGACTCTGCACGGGCGTTTTGAGTTGCTCTAATTCTTGCAGCTTGGGGACAAGCACCGACATCTGCTCATTAGTCAAGCCGAGCTGAACCTTCAGCGCCGCAGCTTGGTTCGCTAGT